GATGCTGTTGATACCGTTGTCGGTGGCTTCCCAACTGGCCGAACGACGGCCCTCCCCGGCGCCTTCGTAACTGGCCTTGATGTTCGACGGCAGCAAGAATCCGTTACGGGTCAGCGTCGGATAGTGTCGAGCCATTAGAGTCCCTTGCCTCCGTGGGTGAGCCGAATCACGCGAGAGCGTGGCCCAGCGGCGTTGGTCAGCGATGTGCGTATCTCGTCGCGGGCCTTGAGCAGTTCGTCGATGGAGCGGTACTCCACCGTGCGGTCGCTGTAGCGCACGGTCTTTTCACCGCGCGCAATCGCGCGCTCGATTACTTCGAGGTGCTTTGGAGTGAAGGACATGAGGATTCTCTAAAAGATCTGCGACCGCAGTAGTTCAGTCGAAGCTTTGACTTCGGGATTGGATGTCCTGGCGAAAGCTGCCCCCTGCCAGAACGTGTGTCAGTGCTTCTGCCAGCTCGTCCGTAGCAATGCCTGGAAGCCGTAGCCGCCAGTAAATTCGAGCCCGTACCCAATCCATACGACCCGTAAGCTGGTCGGCGATTACCCGGCGCAGTTCGCTCTGCAGGTCTGCAGAGGCCTTGACCTGGTCTATCAGTGTTTCGGGGCTTTGTGACATTGCTGCCTCCATATTGATTAACTTGTTAAAGCTTCAGCGTCGTTTCAAATAACCGCTTGTAGAACTGCGGCGTTGTGGGGATGAAGCTGGTCGCGGTTGGGCGACCGGGGCAACGGGTTGCTGCGCTGGCTGTGATGTCACGGGAGCCTGCTCAGAGACCGTGACACGCTCGGCGGTGACCACCTTTTCATCGAACAAACCGGCCTGGGCCAGAGAGTTTCGCACCCGATCCCAGTCGTGTTCCTGATACCGGTTGATGCCGAGGTAGTGCGCCATTGCCAGGCAATACACCATCAGGTCGAGCGCTTCGTTGCGCTCGGCCTTACCCTTAATCCACTCGATACGCTTGTGACCACGCACGTACTTGGCGACCTTTCGTTCGGCAACGCACTGGGCGAAGAACTCATCCGGCAGGTCGTTGGCAAAGTGCACCGCACCTGGACCAGACTCAAACGGGTAGCGGTTGTAGATCCAGTCCTTTGCGGTGTCTGTACCGACAAACCAAAGCTCGGCGCCGCCGCGCTCGGTCTGCCCCTTCCAGGTCACATCAACCATCGAAGGCCGCTGAGCGATCACCGGTTTGCCGGGCTTGCTCGCGCCCTTGATGGCGAAGATATTGCGCCAGCGACGCACGCGGCAGAACTGATACACCTCATCCGTGTGGTGGCCACCGGAGTCGACAGCAACCGCAAGAATGCCCAGGCCAACGCCGCAAGGGTGCCGGTAGCGTTCTTTGAGCAGCTCGTCGAGTACAGCCCAGGTACGCTCATCTGATGGGTCACCCGCGATTACTCGGTGATCGATGACCCAGCGCTCCATGCCGACACCCCAGCCCATTGCCATGAACTCCAGGCGATCGGCCTGCACGTCGACAGCGCCAGTGATCATCATCACTGCAGCAGGCATCGCACCGAGGGAGAAACCCTCCTTACGAGCCCGCTCGATCAGGACCGATGCCTTGGTCTGCTCTTGCGCACTGTCCCAGACCTTCGCCAGACGAGTGTTGTAGAACACCTGCATGGGTTCAAGGTCGCCCTTAGCCTGGGCCTTTTTGGCTTTTTCGAACTGCTTAGCCAGCGACCTCCAATCCATCCAACCTGGCGGCGAATACAGCGCATTGAGGTGGAACCCCACGGTCTCACCATCGCCCTGTGTGTGGGAGCGCCATTCCCCCCTGGCTAACATCTGTCCCTTAAAGTGCTCTTCGATCAACACATCGCAATCCAGGCCGGACGCAGCACATTTGTAATGCACCACACTAAGGTCGGCTGAGTAGAGAAGGTTTTCCCACTCAAGAACCTGCATGTGGCCACAGTGCGGACATGGCACGTAGTAATAACGCTGGTCGCTGGACTCAAACAGATCGGCGATGCGCGAAGCACCCTTGATCGTCGGCGAGCTAGAAAAGTAGAACTTGGCGTTACGGCCGAAGGTACTGCCTCGCGTTTCAGCCAGCTCGATGGGGTCGCCCTCATCACCTACGTCGATTTCCCATCGGTCGATCTCATCGCCATAGATATAACGCGCCGACAACTCCGCCAAGTTAGCCGCAGAGCCCGCAGTTGTGACATACAGCGAGCCGCCCTCGAACTCCTTGGTGTCCATGGTATTGCGCGAGTCCCGCGAGCGACTTGCTGCAACCCGCTCGCGCAATACCGGAGTGGCTTTGATGGTCTTGCCGATCCGAGACGACACCCGCTTGGCAAGACCCAAGCTGGGCAGCAAGGTGAGGATGTTGGACGGCGCCATATGGATCAACCCACCAATCCAGTTCAGCGCAATCTGTGTTTTCATCAACTGCGAGGCCACCATGGTGACGACTCGTTTACACGGGTGTGCCGGCGAGAGGCAGCGCATCGGCTCTCGGGCATATGGTGTACGCGAGGTGCGGTACTGACCTGGTTCAGCGGCCCCCGTATCACGCGGGATCCGCATGTACTCGTCAGCCCACTGGTCAATCCAAACATCCGGGTCAGGCTGAAGCCCACGGAAATACGCCTCACGGTACACCTCTGCACCATCAGAAATTTCCGTATGCATGGGCTTAACTCGTGGTCAGTGCATGTTCAAGATCAGAGGAAGACATACGATTAGCGTCTTCCAGCGAACGCCGTATGGCGGCGGTCAAATGCCTTTCGATTTGCCAAGGATCAGTCATTGCAGCCAGTTCCGGCGCGAGTTGTGGCGACATCCCTAGCAGTTGGTCACGCAATAGGCGGCCCGCATTGTAGGCGCCGGTTTCCACCGCTTCGCGATCCACCAGAGTGCCTTGTTGTTTGCGATAGTTGTCTCGCTCCTGAAGGGCAAGATAGTGCTCTCGCAGAGCACGAGACTTTTGAAAGTCTGCCGCTTGCCCAACTTGCGGCACCGCAGGTTCTTCGGCGGCTGTTTGCGCCTCTCGCTCAAGGCGAAGCCGGTTGTGGCGGTCGGCAACGGCGGCTTTGCTTGGATCCGCCGACTCAGCCAGCAGCGCTTCGGTGGCTTCCAGTTCGACCTTGCCGTCATCGGTCAGCACCAGGCGATCCTGATTAGCCAACTTGGAAACATAAGATTTTGCCCAACCCCGTCGTGCCGCAAACTCCGTTTTGCTAATTACGGTCATGATGGAATCTCCTGTTCACCCAATGAATCCGGGGTAGTTCACCTGTTCACCTCAGTTCACTAAGCTGGTGAACTGTTCGCTAACACTTTCCCGCGGGTTTCATGCCCCGTGTCCCTCGGATGCCCCCAGGGTCCCCGGCGGCTTTTCGGCGCATCGTTTTGGTGCCGACCGCTGTAGGCCACGTATTCCGTGGCCTACAGCGCATTACGCCTGACCACCGCCCGAGGGTGGCACATCGCGCACACCCAACCGCTTGGCGGCCCAGCGTTCGTACAGGCCGATGGCGACATCGGCGCCGGCCATCGCGGTGAGGCAGCCAATGCTCCCCGCCGCCAGGACCGACATGCCCGATGCGTGCAACAACATCATGGTGGACAGTCCGCAGACCACGCAGGCCCCGGACCGAAGGAGCAAGCGACGGACCAAGGACCAGCCGCTTACCCCCGCCTTGTCGGCCCGCCATGCCTCACCGGAAATCCCGCCGACCAGGGACAGTACGATCACCATCCAGATCGGCATCTCAATAAGCGCTTGCTGCTCGTTTGTCATACACAACTCCAGAAATGCAGAAGCCGGCTTTCAAACCGGGTTCTTTGATAAGGTTTACTAATTCGCCCCAACTACGATTCAAGGAGAATCAGGTGGATACATCGCTTTTCGTTCAAACAGTCATCGCGTCTGTAATCTCAGGCGGTATCGTTGCTTGGCTGTTCGCCAGCCCCGCGAGCAGAGAGAGTGCGGCAATGCAAATACGGAAGATTCGGTCATTCGGCTTCAAAGTTGCCGTATTGGTCATGGCGGCATTCGTAATGGCTAGGAGTGCATATGGCTTTGCAACCTTTGCAACATCGAATGGGCCAGTGAGCAGAATTGAAGTGATCGAGCTCTTCGTGTATTTCATGAATTTCTTCGCGTTCCTTTGCGCCGGAACTCTATTCGCCGCTCTTTGGCGAGCGACCGTACTCAAGGAAAGAGCTGAAAAAGCGAAGCCCTCAGAGAGTTGAGTAAATCACCTCTGTTACCCCACAAACGCAAAAACCCGGCGCAATGGCCGGGTTCAGTGTGGTGGTGTGTCGCGCTGCTTGCGGTCGCACCTATCGAAGATGGGTACTTTTTACAGTTCGATTCCGGTGGCAGCAAGCGGGTTTTAATGCCACGGCGCAATACGGGTGCAATACAGGTATGACGCAGGTACAACACAGGGACAACACATTCAATCGGCTATCGCTTCTGGTGCCCCGTCTGACCTGTCCCACTATTCTGAATCGAAGTAGGACAGCTATAGGCGCCTGAATACGGGGCTCTGCCCTACTGTCCTACCCTTATTCCTTTTCTCTTGTGTATAGAGAGAAAGCTAAAAGCACGCATGCGCGCCACGGGCGCGATTACGTGCCCGCTATGCTCATGTGTGCGTGGGGCGGGTGAAGGTTGGACGGTAGGACAGGCCAACAACGGCGCGGCCTGCGCCTGTCCAACTGCGCTAAATGGCAGTCGGACAAGGGCGGACAGTAGGACAAAGGCACGCGGAGTGACGCCGAGGGTCATGCAGCCTTCCCCATCAGCATGCCGGCGATGTGCAGGTGGGCTTCGTGCAGACGCTGGTAGTAGGTATCCCGACCGCATCCGCAGTGGGTGTACTTCTGCGACAGGAAGCTTTCGTGGTTACAGTAGTGCTCGCGCACGACGACCGACAGCTGCGGCGGCAAATGCTTGTTGACGATCAGCTCAATGTCCGCCGATTCATCCAGCAGCACCCGACTGCCGCGTGTGCCGCGTATTAGCTCACCCTTGCACTCCATCAGCATGGCGATCATGTTGCCGCCACTCGGCCCTCCCATGTTTTCCGGCATGGGTGAGTGCAGATCCTGCGCCCACAGTTTGAGCATCTCGTCGATTCGCTTAATCATCGAAGCATGGCTCCTCGATCACCGACTGCTGCAACGCAGACGCACGCCCCCAACCCGCAGGCTTTTCATAAGCCCATGGCCGCACCCCGCTCTTAGGCAATGCCGGCATGCGCCGCTTACGCCAACCCAGCCGGTGCATGATCGCGCCGACACGCATCTGCTCAGGCTTGCCCCAATGGCCGAAGTCCAGCTTGAGCGCCTGGGTGAGGATCTCGTTACCAGTGGCGGTCTCGCCGATCTGCGACTCTTCCATCCAGGCCAGGATCGGCCCCTCCCATTCGTCGACGACGAAGCGTTCGTCCTGGGCCTCGGCGAACATCTTCGACTCGTCTTTGTTCACCCACCAGATATCGCCCGCCTCAAAGCAGAACAGCGCTTCTGCCCACAGCTGGTCGCGGATCTCACGCAGTTGCTCCAGGTCGACCTTGTTGCAGAAGACCGGCCAGTAGCGACGATTGCCCGTGGCGTCCTTGAGGTATTCCTCTTGGTTGGTGGTACCCACGAAAACACACTGGCGTGGCACGTCGTTCGTTCTGCGGCCGTAGCTCTCGCGGTAGGTGTCGGTGGACGCGGAGAAAAACTGCTTGGCCTTGGTGCTTTCCGCCTTGTTGAAGCTGTCCAGCTCCCCCAGCTCGACGATCCACTTGCCGCGAATCGCCTGGAAGCTGTCCTTGTCACCGAGGGCAAAAGGCGTGTCCATGAACCACTCACCGCCGAGGACGCCCATAGCCGTGGACTTACCGGCGCCCTGCCCGCCTTCGAGGATCATCACCGAGTCGGCCTTGCAGCCTGGGCGCATCACCCGAGCAACTGCGGAGATCAGCCAGCGTTTGCCGACCTTGGCGGAATACTCGCTGGCCTGGACGCCCAGCACGTCAGTCAGCCAGGTCTCAATGCGTGGTACGCGGTCCCACTCCAGCTTCTCCAGGTACTCGCGCACCGGGTGGAAGGCATGGTCGTGGGCAACCACGCTGACCGCCTCGATCACATGGGAGGCTTTGACCCGCAGATTGTATTGCTGCGCGAGCCACTTCATCACCCGCATGTCATCAATGTCGGCCCAGTCACCCGCGCCGCCACCGAAAGGCGCAGACCGCAGCTTGACGATCTTGGAGCTGAACACGCTGTAACCGATGACACCGGCCCAGCGTTCGTCATTGCCCAGGATCAGCTCAACGTTTTGCATATGCGCGATCAGGGAGCCGTTTTCGGTGCGGGCCAGTTGGTCTTTCCAACCACCCGCTGCGGGAGGTTTGACCACCGCCAATACCTGGCGGCGGACGGCCTCCAATCCCTCGGCAATGTGCAGGTCGTTGAAATCGGTCCACTTGATCTCCCGCTCGCCGGAGAACACCGGGGCAACCACTTGGCCACCGACGATCAGCGCGGCGTTGACAGCCTTCTCCTCGCCAGGGTTCCAGGGATCGCCGTTGGTGCGCTTGGTCTTCCAGTCATCGTCGCGGCATATGATCAGCGGGCAACCGGGAAAGCGCTCGCGCATCGCCTTCGAGACCGGCAGCAGGTTGCCCGCGTCGAAGGCGATGGCGACAGTGAGCGACGTCGCCATGTGCAGGCTTGCGCCCGTGGCGTAGCCCTCACAAACCAGCACCGGCTCGCCGGGTTCTGGATGCGGACCGATCAGGTGAAAAGCGCCCTCTTTCGACATGCCGTAGGGCCAGTAGGCTTTGTCGCGACCGGTGTCCTCTTGCTTGACCGGGAAGATCACCTGTAGGCCGACGATCTGGTCGCGCACGTTGCACATGGGCACTAAAAATGCGCCGGTACGGGGCGCATAGCGGACTTTGAAGCCTACGATCTGCTTTCGATTCAAGTAGGCGCTCTTGCCCTTCTCGGGCATGCGTTTGAACAGGCTGGCAGCACGGTTGGCAGCCCGACGCGACGCATTGGCGGCGACCTCGGCAGCCTTGCGCTTGGCTTCTTCCTGGCGAGCGCGCATGACTTCGCGTTCTTCAGGGCTCATGCGCCCGGCCTTGACCTTGATCTTCTGGGTGTCACCAGAGCGCCAGTCACCGAAGCTGCCGAAGATCAGCGTTTCGTTTTTCTCAGTACGGTGCTCATGGACAATGTACCAGCCGTTTTTTTCCTTGCCCTTGTCCTGGGTGGTTTTGCAACGGGTGAGCTTGCCGAACACTAAAGGTTGGTCGGGCTCAAGGCCGTAGTCCGCAAACTGGATGATTACTTCATCGAGCATAACGGGAAGCCCTCAGATCATCAGCGGCCTGACATTCAATGCAGTGGGTGCACCCAGGCTGCGCCAATCGGCGACCTTCCGGGATCGGCTCATCACATTCATCACAGAACATTAGGGAATGCAGAGCCGTGGCGCGCTTAAGAGCAGCGCGTGCGGCTTGAGCCTGATCAAGCCGCTCCTGCACCAGGTCATTTGCAAAGTCAGCAATATCAGCCACGTTCCACCCCGCGAGTCGTCTGGTTGACGTAACGGGCGCGGTTGTACATGCCCAACAATCCCTGAATGCCGCGAAACACCAACTGGCGGATCTCGGCCAACTCGCCGTCGTCGACCTTGCCGTCGCCAATGTGCTTGGCCCAGGTCTCGGATAAATCCGCGACCTGCCGGAAGAACTGCGCGATGCCCGTGGTTAGGGTTTCGGGCATGTCATTGGTGTACGCCTCGGCCAACTCCTGCCAGATCGTGTCGCCGACAAGGCCGTGCACCGCATCGAGAATGCGGCGGTCCTTCGTCAGTTCGAGGATCTCGCCAAACTCCTGGATGTTGACCGTATGCGAGGGGTGTGTGGGAGATAACTTGTGCTGCAGCGTGGTGGCATTTCTACCAGTGGTGGCGGCGATTGCAGCGGCACCGCCGGGATAGTCCCGTGCGGCGTGGTACAAGGCTAATTCGAGCGTCAGTACTTCCCTTTGCGCTCGATCAACACAGCTTAAAGCTACTCGGCTCATGGCATTAATCCTACGAAGTTGCCAGTGCCCCGCGACATGCAGTGGTGTTACATTTGTCGCGTGGCTTGAAAGGGCCCAAACGCCGGCTAGATCTGTGGATCGAAACCGGCACCGTGCCGAGGCGAACAATCCGTTGCTCACCTCTGGCGCAACAGCTGCCTAATCTGTGGTGGAAAAGGCAGCAACCCAAGACATCCGTGTCTTGGCAGCGCGATAAAGGGAGGTGGTTTGCATGTGGTGTGCCCTCCAACCTTCGTCGCGACCCGACAGCACTGTGGTGGTGTGTGCCGGGAGGAACTGGGCGGCCCTTGGGTCGCCTTTTTTCTATCTACGCTGCGACTCTCTGAGGGGCCGATGCGTTGAGCAACCAGGCAGCGTCAAACGCGTTGCCCTTCTGCTCAGCAGCGGTCGCCAAAAGTTTTGCGTAGTGGGTTTCACCGGTGTAATCGGTGCGGGGAAGGCTGGCAGCCAAGCGCCATTTATTGAGCGCCTGATAGCTCCTTTCACACACCTTGGCGGCGGCACCAATGCCGCCTACTGCTTCAAATGCGAACGCGATGGCGTTCGGAAAATCTGCGGGGTCCAACATGGCAACCTCCATTTATCAACTCGCAGTTGATATTAACATCAACTGACTATTGCGCAACCCCTGTGAGAGTATCAACTCATGGTTGATAAGAACGAGCTACGGGCAGCTTTCACGGCGCGCCTTCACGAAGCACTCGACGATGCCGGTGTACGCACCCGGGGACGTGGTGCAGACATTCATAGACATTTGGTGAAGGTTGGGGCTGAAAAAAAGCCACAAGCTATCAGCAAGTGGTTGAATGGCGACGCTGTGCCTGGGCCGGACAGCATGGCTGTACTGTGCTCGTGGTTGAAGGTAAGGCAGGAATGGTTGCAGTACGGAGTACTGCCTAAAAAGCCAACAGGGGACAGCAATGTCCATCAGCTCGGGGCAGGCAGTGGCAGCAATGTCCGTGAGATAACTAGACGCTTTGGAAAAGTCCCATTGATTTCCTGGGTGCAGGCCGGTGCGTGGTGTGAGTCAAATTTTGAGCAGCATGACGGGGAATCATGGTTATCCTGCCCCGTACCTATCAGCGAGAGCGGTTATGCGCTGAAAGTACTTGGTGACTCTATGACGAACCCCGGCCCAGGTCGCAGCTACCCGACAGGGTGCATTATATTTGTGGACCCAGAAGCTGAGACAAAGACGGGGGATAGAGTAATTGCTAGGGTCCCACGTACAAACGAAGCCACATTTAAGATTTTAGTCGAGGACGCAGGTCGACAATTTTTAAGACCCATCAATCCGCAATACCCAATCATTGACATTACGGAAGAGACACATATCTGTGGGAAAGTCGTGGGTTCATTCATTCCAGAATAGCAAACTATTTCTCGCACTCTGCCGCCATACCACTATAAATATCGATTACGCGTAGTACCCCTTCAATATTATTATGGCGCCGCCAGTTCCAAAACCTTACGTCACCAGCCGCCATTGAATAAGCATAGCGAAGAAACTGGGACGGAAGCTCAGGATTATTACAGATAAATGCTCTACCGCCACTTGACTTATACCACGCATACCCGAACTGAACATCAGCACCCTGGTACCATCCACCTAAAACTTCCTCAAAAGCAACCTCACCCATAAGCCTCTGATAAAAGTCCTCTGACTCATAAACGCAGTGAATGTGAGCATGAATGATGCAGCCGCCCGAATGATATGATGTTGTTCCAGCACCACTCTCAAAAAACGCCAAACGCTTTCCAGTTTTCAACAATATATGAGATGACATCTTTTGCATCAGGTCACTGACTTGACGAAGCTGCCCTTCTGTAACTGTAGCAAAATTATTTTGATGCTTTCTTGGCACAATCATAGCATGGGCATCATTTAGAGGCCCTAAGCTTGGGAGAACCACAAAATCCTCTGTTTCATCCAGAATATTTTGACGCTTGGAAACAATCTCCTGATATTTTGCGTCACAATCAATATCGGGGGACATCTGCAACTCTTGGCAAATATTACACTTCTTCATTGTTATCTTTCTTTTGAGCTTCATTTTTTTTTGCCTTCGGCAGTATCTCCTCCGCCCAAGCAGCTAAACGGCTTAGAACAAGATCTGAAAAATATCCGAACATGAAACACATTGAAAAGGCCGTGCTAGCTGCCGAAGCGTTCTTCATGACTATTGGAAACATGCCCGAAGCAATAAGCAAATATGTTACGAAGGCAACTACAGACGATAAAAAAGGAGTCAGCACCCGCCAGTAAAACTTATGACATTGCCAAGGATACTTGTATTGATCACTTCTACCACGAGCAGTGACCCTGTAAAACCATTTAGTATCATATACCCACCCACCCAAAAACCCACCGACAAGCGCATACACGAACATTTTATTATTATAAGCCAACTTCATAATTTCAAACTGTATCAGGCCCAACAACAGCATAGCACTCACTAGCAGGCCGATCAGATAAAAAAACTCAAACTTAATCTGACCTTTATCAGTATCAAAAAAAGGAACGCACTCTCTCCCCTCAATGACTTTTTCTTTTTTATCCAATACATCATCCGACATAGAAGAAATTCCTTTTACAAGATTATCTAAATATTCAACGTGTATACTCATCCATCTAGATGATAAAGATCAATGAAATTTTAAAGACGAAACCCAGCACCTGCTATTCCTGATCGCCACCTCCCCCTACCGCCTGCAAATGAGCGACAGGAACAAAAAACAACCAGCAGTTGACTTTTGTAAACCATCAGTTGATATTTTGCCTACTCTTCCACCACAGAGCGAGGCAACACTATGCACACCACAGCTACCCTGCACGTCCATCCGGCCGCTGCTAACCCCTCCCGCATCTTCGAAATCCGCCGCCTGGCACAAGACTGCGGCTGCGCCTTCATCGCGTCCAAACCCAAGCTGAAACAGCGCATCGCGCCTGCTCCGCTCGATCCGAACGGCGGAGGGCAAGCGGCATGAACAAGTACAAACTCGACAACCGCACCCTGGCCCTGCTCAAGGCCCAAGTCAGCCTGACCGAAACTTTCAACCACCTCCTGCGCACCGAGACACAGCGCCAAGCCCTGTCCTTCCGCCTGAAAGTCGAACGCCGCATTATCGACACGCACTTCACCGTTGAGCTGGGCAGCGAACGCCACACGCTGACCCTGACCAACAGCAAGAAGATGCACCTCAAGCTTGCGGACTTCATTGAAGAGATCGTCAACGGACCGTCCAACCCTGCCACGCCGCATGCAGATCGATGCTACGGCGTGTTTGAAACCGAACATAAGCAACAGGTGTTCGATCTGGTGCGAACCGGCGGCGCACTCAGCCTCGACATGGGTTTTGAGCAACCGATCAACCTAGCGATCCACCGCAACAAATCCCGCTCCGGCATCACCACGATCATGAGCATCGGCGTCAGAAAGCCGCGCACCAAGTGCTTCACGGTGTACGGCAGCGATGTGGAGATCTATTCCATGGTCGCCGAATCCATCACCCACCTGGCTGCCGTGGCTACACCCGCCGCGCATGCAGCCTAGGAGGCCGTGATGGAACGTAGCCTGGAAAAAGCCGCCAAGTACTTCGGCCTCACCCGCCCAAAGTTGATCGCTCTCATGCGTGACAAGGGCTTACTCAACGACCGCAACCTGCCAGCCTTCCCCGTGCGTGATCGCGAGTACCTGCGGATCAAAGACAGCAACTGGTACCACGAGAAAGCGGGCATGCAGTACAGCCAGTCGACCAAGGTCAGGCAAGCCGGAATTCGTTGGCTCGCAGAACAGCTCGGCCTCGAACTGCCAGCCATCCCGGCTGACAACCGTGACGTGGCCTAGGGAGTACGCCCGCCAGATCGTCGCCATGCACACACGCGAGGAGCGCAACGCCGCGCTTCTCGAAGTGCCGGAGCATCTGCGGGAGCTGACCAAACGCCACTGTTTGAATGCTTGGAATCATCCGAAACGGAAAAAACTCAATGAACCATGACCTTTTAGATTACTTGCTGAGATCCCTACTTGATTCGCCTCACTCAGATCGCGCCGCAAAAAAAGTCAGAAGCGCCCTAGAACTTATGGCTGAGGTGGCAGGCATGAATCAAAACGATCAACCCGCCGACGCGCGCCGGACCGAAGAGACTGGGGCGAAGGATCCAAGTTGCATCCTCATCCGAATGAGCGAAGTTACAAAGATTGTCGGCCTGGCTCGCCCAACGATCTACAAGTTACTCAGCAACCCCGAAAGCAAGTTTCCCCGCCCAGTCAAGCTAACCGAAGCCACGGGCAAGAGCGCCCCAGTAGCGTGGATTCTTTCAGAGGTCCAGGACTGGACGCGAACACGCATCCGGCGGTGAAGCGAGAATATAGATCAATAGGGAGTTCACAGAGATGACCACCAACCAGCCTCCGCTAAGGCTGCTGCATGCACCAGATAGCGCGACAGTCGAAATGCTGCACCAACTCTTCGGCGACGTACTTATCCCCCTGGAAAAGCTGCGCGCGCACTACTTCAAAAACCTCAGCGAAAAGACCTTCACCGAGGCGATCAACTGCGGCCGGATTCAACTGCCAGTGACCACCCTTGATCACAGCGTCAAGGCTCTGCGGTATGCCCACATAAAGCATGTCGCAGCACTGATCGACATCCGCGCCTACAAGGCGGACGAGGATATGCCGCGACCGCAAAACGATTCATGCGAGCAAGACAAGTAACTCAGACGGCTGCCACCACCAGCCAACACCACCAGGAGCACACCACATGACTGCAATTCAAATCTGCGCATTGATCAGTATCGTTATCGCCGCCGCGACTCTTTATTGGGTCGGATACCGCGGCGGGCTGGCCGATGGCCGAGAGGATGGCTACGGCGAAGGGCACTCTCACGGATACACCATGGGGCGGGACGAAGCTTCAGCGGCATACGCAACCTCTCTCCAAAAAATGTCAGACCAATGCCGACGCACTGAGCTTTTGTTGAGCAGGGAGCCACAAGACCGCTACACCCTTCTCGCCATCGCCGAGAAACTGAAGCTTGCCGCTGACACCTTCCGCGCCGTTAGATCCGAAAGCCAAGCAACGCAGGCACTTGCCCTACGTGACCAGGCGCTAGACATGGCTGCGCTAATGGATCACTTCGAGCTGAAGGGGGATGCAGCATGAGGCTGCGCGGAGCAGCGTTTGATGATGCAACGCTAAACGCTCAGGAAGGCCCGCTCGCGCAGCCTGCCGTGGGGTATAAAGCCGAACTCAAAGACTTGATGAGCATCCACGGCGTGGGCCGCAGGACGGCTGAGCGAATCCATGCTGCAGGGCTCCGCGTGACCGAATCAAATGGCGTCCCCACCGAGGCTCAGGCCGATGTACATCCGATATGCCACATCGGCCTGAAGGATCTTGAGTACCTACAAGGCGGTTTGGATCGACATGCCGTGGTCCGCTCTGGAGCAGCATCAAAATACAAAGTCGCGCTCTACAAACGCCAGCCTTGTGGCACAGCCAGTCATTCAGATTGCGACGCATCGGTAGCAGCAATCCAGTTTGCTCTATCTGCAGAAGACGGCATGACTTTCCTTCGAATCTGGAATGATGGCGAGTTCGACACAATCCGTGAGGAGTGGCCCGAGGCACCGGAAGAAGTGTTCATAGGCGCAGACCCGTTGCATTCCAGGGAGCAACGCGTATGACCGCCTTCAAAACACACCCAATCACATCAGCCGTCAAAACCCAGTTCGGCCTCGACTTCGCCGGCGAGATCCGCGTCGACCTCTTCGCTGGCGGCGGTGGTGCAACCATGGGCCAGGAGATGGGCACCGGCATGCCGGTCGACATCGCCATAAACCACAACCCCGACGCCATAAGCATGCACAAGCGCAACCACCCAAGCGCCGAACACTACATCACCGACGTCTACGACGTGTGTCCGCGCCTGGCGACTCGCGGCCGTCCAGTTGCCCACCTGCACGCCAGCCCTGAATGTACGCACCACAGCCTTGCTGCCGGCGGGCAGGCGCGCAGCACCACCAGCCGTTCGCAGTCGTGGGTCATTCTAAAATGGGGCGGGCAAGCCAGCCCCCGCATGATCACCATGGAAAACGTCGTGCAGATCCTCCAATGGGGTCCACTGATAGCAAAGCGCTGCACCAAGACTGGCCGAGTGATCCGCCGGGATATGACCATTGCCGCTGCCGGCGAGCGAGTACCGGTGCAGGATCAGTACCTGGTGCCCGATCCAAAGCGCAAAGGACAGACCTGGCGTCGTTTCGAAAGCATTCTGCGGTCCATGGGTTACGACCTGATGTACGGCAAGCTTAAGGCTTGCGACTTCGGCGCCGCTACCACCCGCGAGCGCTTGTTCCTGATCGCACGGCGTGACGGACAGCCACTGCGCTGGCCGGAACCGACGCACTTCAAGAACCCGGACAAGGGGCAGTCTGCATACCGCACCGCCGCCAGTTGCATCGACTGGTCGATCCCATGCCCGAGCATTTTCCTCACCAAGGAAGAAGGCCGTGCAGCAGGCGTCAAGCGACCACTGGTGACCAACACGATGGAGCGCCTGCGCAAAGGCGCCAAGCGCTACGTCATCGAGCACAAGAACCCGTTCATCGTCAGCGTGAACCACACAGGCAACGACCTGGCGCGCTGCCAATCTGTGGACGACCCGGCAAAGACCATCACAGGCGCTCAGGGCTTTGCACTTGTCACTCCCCAATTCGCGCCCTTCATCACCGAACATGCCAATGGCAGCAGCCAACGCAACATGCCAGGTGATGATCCCCTTCGAACAATTTGCAGCGGTGTGAAGGGCGGGCACTTCGCGTTGGCCGTAGCCTATGTTGCACAGCACAACGGCGGGTACAACGAGACGCCTGAGCATCATCCAGTGAAACCGCTGACGGCCATCACCACCACAGGTAGTCAGCAGCAGGTCGTCACCGCGCACCTATCAACACTTCGCAGGAACTGCGTTGGCCGGGGTATGGACGAACTGGTACCGACCATCACGGCCGGCGCAGAACATCACGCGCTGGTCGAGTATAAGCTCGCTCCAGAGGTCCATGCCGGCGCTATGCGTGTTGCCGCCTTCATGATGGGCTACTACGGCAGCGACAACACCTACGACCTGCGTAACCCGGCCGCGACCATCACCACGCGGGACCGCTTGGCGCTTGTTACGGTGACGATTCAAGGCACGCCTTACGTGATCGTTGATATCGGTATGCGCATGCTCACCCCTCGCGAGCTTTACCGCGCTCAGGGTTTCCCCGACAACTACGTAATTGATCGTGGGCACGATGGCAGAAAGTTCAGTAATAAAACCCAGGTACTGATGGTAGGTAACTCAGTGTCACCGTGGCCAATGATGGCTTTGGTAAAAGCAAATAGTGACCGATACGGCACAGAAATGATCAAGGAGGCAGCATGAATACCCTTTTCTTACTCATGGCCCAGTATGAAGGGCAAGCAGTCATCCCCATTGATCGCGTTTGTGCAGATTATATGAATTTAACAGTTGAAAAATTTAAGCGTAAACGCTTGGATGGAGAAATAGATATACCCATTGTTCGCTTGGGCGCCGATAGCCAGAAAGCTGCACTTGGGATTTACCTGAAGGACTTGGCTGACTACATTGATCGCCAAAGAGAGAAGGCGACAAAAGAACAAAACCAGCTTATGGGGCGAGCAGCTTAAAGGACAGCTCATGCACGTAAACCCTGGCATTACAGGGACGGAAAATGCCAGGTCAACTTACACTATAACTTTCGTAAACTTTTGCAAATTTCGCAAATTGTCCTTACCGGTGCTATTTGGGTTCGCACGCAGGAAGGTTACATCATAGACTTCAACATCAGCACCGGTAGTCCAATCATCACCATTCAAATACCTACTTTTGAACGTTACACCGCTTCCGATTAATTGAGCAATGAACTCACGTCGAACAACGAACTGCTTCTTGTCAGTCGATTTTCTGACGCGCACCCACTCGATATGTTCACCTGCATCATCGAGTTTTATCCCATTAATAAAATAAGTATCCATGCGTAATCCTTAATGCAAAACTGAGTCCCTGCGAACTGAAAGTATGGGCAATATAGGTAATTTCAAGACCCATGAAAAAATAATACAACCCTCAGTCACATAGCAATCGCGCCAACCAGATCCACCCAGAATAGAGATCACCTCGCCCTCTTAGGTGCGTATACCTCCTTAATGAGTTCCAGTCCCGATGACCTGAAACACTCGAAACCCTCGGAATATCCCAGTCCATCTCAAACAGTCTACTGACCCCTTCATGGCGTAAATCATGAAAATGGAGGTCTTCAATCCCCAACATCGGACATGCCCGCGTGAATGAGGCTGACACCGATTTCGCGTTGTAAGGAAAGATCTCTCGCTCAACTTTCGGCATGGTGCATAGGATCGCCCAAGCCTCATCCGGCAGATGACACCACACATCATTACCGATCTTTTGCCCGGGGTTTTTCATGTCCCGCACCAAGACAGCCTGCCGATCGCAGTCGAGATCTTCCCATCGAATCCGAGTGATCTCCTCCTGCCGGCGCGTCGAGAAAAGCGCAAAGGCAATCATCTTTGGCATGTGAATAGAGTCCGGCCGGCGCTTCTGCATCTCGAAAAAATGCCCCATCAGCTTATCCAGCTCATCGAGCGTGGGCCGGCGATTACGCTCTTTGCTCTTACTGACCATGCCAAGCTTGCGTAAGACCTTGCGAGCGTCAGGCATCGCATGAGAATCGACCTCATAGCCCCATGCCGGCCGTGCCACAGACAACACAGCCCCCAGGTGGGACAGATCGTTACCAACCGTCTGCGCCTGCACACCGCCCCCTTCCTCGCTCATCCGCCACTGCGCATACTCCACCAGCTTCTGGCTGTTCAACGCTGCATCATCCAACTCACCTAACCAGGTTTCCTTTATCGCGCTCAACGTCGCGCTCTTGGTCTTCCCCAGCGGCCGGATCTTCTCGTACTCATCCAGGTACTGCTCGATCATCCTCTTGATCGTCACCCCTTTCCGATTCGCCCGCTCAATAGCACCTGGCTGGGCCAGCTCGGTCTCCCGTCGCTTGATCCAGGCCTGGGCGACCTGCTTACGGTCGAAGGTTTGGCTTTCCTGATAAACTGTCTTGCCATCCCGATTGATCCGTATCTGCGCCGTGTAGGCTGTCGAGTTGTCCTTGCGCTTACGTGCTGTGATCGTGCCCATTTCCAGTTGCTACATTGCCGAATTCGATCGCTACAATGTAGCAACCGACT